CTGCAGTAGCTAAAAAAGTTCCACAGAACCCAATCCCAAAAAAATCTACAAAAACTTCAGTTGCTGGTTTAGGTGGCCCTAATACTGCAGCTATTCCAGCTACTAATAATTCAGAGGCTGGTACGACTTTCAATCCTAGCCAAAACAAAGATCGAAATGTCGATAGTGGTAACACAACAATTACTATAGTTGTTGAAGGCAACGTATTAGATGGCGATGACTTTACTCAAAAGGTAAACGATGCGTTATTAAATGCCAATAGGACAGGTATGCCACAGACACCTGCCGGATTCTTGATTGACTAAGCCATGACAGTCCCAGTTATTAACGCGGTAATTAACTTCTCTACTGGCCCTAGTTTTGCTCAGGCCTTTATTATCGGAGAAGGCATATTAGGTACTAATATCCTTGCTGATGCAACTGCAATTATTGTAGATGTTAGCGATGTAGTAGATAGCGTAAGCATTAAGCGCGGCCGCAATCCGCAGGCAGATGAGTTTCAGACAGGCACACTAACTCTGCGTATCGTGGATCAGAACGGCGACTTTAACCCACAGAATCCGAGCAGCCCCTATTTTGGACTACTTAACCCAATGCGTAAAGTATCTATATCGGCTACATCCGCTGGCGTTACTTACCCAATGTTTGCAGGGTTTATTACGAGCTATACAACTACTACGCCTAAAAACGCTAATGATGTCGTGTACACAACCATTACAAGCGTTGATGCACTAAGACTGGCTCAAAATGCACAGATTGCTACAGTCACAGGTGCGACAGCAGGGCAACTATCTGGCACACGCATTAACGAAATACTTGATGAGATTTCTTGGCCAGCATCGATGCGTGACGTAGATTCTGGCCTAACGCAACTGCAGAACGATCCGGGTAATCCTCGTACATCTCTAGCCGCATTACAAACTGTTACAAATAGTGAGTACGGCGCGTTCTACGTTGATGCCTCTGGCTCGTTCGTATTTCAAGATCGATCAGTTACTACTGCCAGCATCGGCGGCACACCTACAGTCTTTAACGACAACGGCACAGATATTGGCTATGCCAATGCAGTCTGGCGATTAGATGACACCCTTATATTCAATCAGGCTAACGTGACTCGCACAGGTGGCACAGTTCAATCTGCAACTAACGCAGCTAGTGTTGAGAAGTATTTTGCTCATACTTACAATATTCAGAACTTGTTAATGGAAACGGACGCCGTGGCACTTGATTACGCACAGGCTTATGTAGCCAGCCGTGCAGAAACCAGCGTTAGATGCGATGCAATCGAGTTAGACCTATACACAGATAACTATGCCAATGGCATATTAGCTGCGCTTGATCTGGATTTCTTTGACCCGGTAACTATCACTACTAACCAGCCAGGTGCATCAACCCTTACAAAGACCCTGCAAGTTTTCGGCGTGGCGCATAACGTTACCCCGAATAAATGGCGTACAACCTTTACTACACTTGAGCCAATTATTGATGGCTTTATTATTGGTTCAACTTTATACGGAATTTTAGACACTAGCGTTTTATCATACTAAGGAGTTAAAAAATGGCAACAGGATTTCCAGCAGTAACGGGTGACGTACTTACTAGCGGCATGTTTAACGGGCTAGTGGCCTTTACCCTTAATGCTCAAACAGGTGCTACCTATACAGCGGTATCGACCGACCAGTACCAAGTGCTAGTAACGATGAATAACGCATCGGCTAACGCATTTAAGATACCTACTAACGCATCGGTGGCCTTTGCTGTCGGTACAGTTATTACAGTTATGAATATTGGCGCAGGTAATTGCACCATCTCAGCTGTGACACCTGGTACAACTACAGTTTTATCTGCAGGTGCTACTGCTGCTAGTCCAACGCTAGGGCAGTACAAATCAGCAGCTTGTATTAAAACAGGCACAGATGCCTGGTATGTAGTGGGTGCTATTGCATAATGTTAAATACAATTTTTGGAGTTATTGCTAACGCAGCTAAACCTGTAGTAACAGGTGGCACTATTGTTACATCTGGCGGCTTTACTTATCACACCTTTACAGGCAACGGCACTTTTACAGTTACAGGCGGCACAGTAGTCTGCGAAGTTTTAATAGTAGCTGGCGGGGGTGGCGGGGGTATGCGAAATAATGGCGGTGGCGCGGGCGCGGGTGGACTTGTTTACGCTGCTGCTGAATCTATAACAGGAGCAAAAAGCGTAACTATTGGTGGCGGTGGCACAAGTAATGGAAACGGCACTAACTCAGTTTTTGGCGCACTAACTGCAGCGGTTGGCGGCGGCGCGGGTGGCAGCCAATCGGGTACGGCAAATGGCGGAAATGGCGGATCGTCTGGCGGCGCGGGTTGGACAGGCACACCGGGTACAGCCACAGCTGGTCAAGGTAATGCTGGTGGAACTTCTAACAATGGAACTTTTTTAGCTAATGGCGGCGGCGGCGGAAATGGCAGCGTTGGTGGAAATGGAAATGCGACCACGGGAGTTGGTGGCGCGGGTGGAAATGGCACAAATACTTATTCAACTTGGCACTCAGCTACAAGCACAGGCGTAGGTGGTTTTATTGCGGGCGGCGGCGGGGGTTCATCATCAAATGTAGCAACCCAAGGCGCGGCAGGATCAGGCGGCGGCACAGCAGGATCATCTAGCACAGCATCAAGTAACGCCACAGCTAATACAGGTTCGGGATCAGGTGGCGTAAGTACAACATCTGCAACTGCTGGTAATGGCGGTACAGGATTAGTTATTGTGAGGTATCCAGCATGAGTCATTGGGCAGAAATAGATAAAGATAATTTAGTTATTCGAGTAACTAGAGGTGATAACAATGACCCTAACGGCGATGAAGGCTATCAATGGTTATTAGATAATCTTGGCGGCACATGGGTTAAGACGAGCTATAACGGCAATATTCGTAAAAATTATGCTGGTATCGGTTATACCTATGATGCAGTACGCGATGCTTTTATAGCACCTGAGCCTGATAACGCTACAGGCTTTGATGAGAACACTTGCCAATGGATAGTGCCAGATGTCAGCAATCAGCTATAACGGCTGGCCAGCATCTAAAGATGTTGAGTCGATTCGTATCAAGTCTTACGCGATTAAGGGCAGCAGCGTTAAGTTGCGTTGCGCATATCTTGCTGCGCCTTTATTGGTTGCCTTTGCTGAGCAGTTTCATGAGCTAATTGAGCCGATCGATGGCGGTGCGCTAGATGATTGGGGCTACTGCTACCGAGATGTTAGAGGCGTACCGGGCAAGTTAAGCAATCACAGCAGCGGCACGGCTATCGATCTGAACGCCACCAGGCATCCGCTAGGCAAGGCTGGCACGTTCCCAGCTGAGAAAGTACCGATGATCCTGGCATTATGTAGAAAGTACGGCCTTAACTGGGGCGGTACATGGACACGCAAGGATGAGATGCATTTTGAGGTGGGGATCGACCCCGTAAAGGCCGCAAAACTAATAGAAAAGTTAGGACTAGATTATGCCGAATAGCGCACAAATATCAGTAGGAACTACAGCTACCCTTTTAGTAGCTGCCAATATTATGGATCAAACAGTACAGCTGCATAACCTAGGTGGCGGTGCGGTTTATATTGGTAACGCAAGCGTTACTACATCTAATGGCTACAAAATGGATAACACAGATAAATTACAAATACCTGTAGGAGATAACGAGGCTTTATACGCTATTACTGCCAGCGGTACTCATACTGTTGCAGTATTGTCACAAGTCAATTAAGGGCATTTAGGAGAAAGATCATGAAAGAACAAGCAATAGCCGCTGGCATGTCATACCTACGCGCTGCCGCAAGCTGCGCTGCTGCGCTTTACATGTCAGGGATTTCAGACCCTAAGACACTAGCTAACGCATTTATAGCAGGATTACTTGGCCCATTGTTAAAAGCAGTCGATCCTAAAGATGCTACCTACGGCATTAAATCTAAGTAAAAAACTATACCTAGTAGGGCTAGGCGTGACTATTGCGCTTAGCCTTACTGCGTGTGGTTATGATGGCTGGGTACGTTACCCATGCCAAGAATATGAAAACTGGAATAAACCTGAGTGCAAGCGGCCACAATGCGAAATTACTGGCACATGCACCGATGACTTGATAGGAAAAGATGTTGCCAACTAAGCGCGATCGATTAAGCCAGGAGGACATAAAAGCCCGGTTAATGTTTTTAATCGGTTCAGTTTTATCTATTGTGTTTTTGATTGTAACTGTTGGCATTACCTATGCCCTAATATTTGTTACGCAGCCGATCGGCAATCAATCGCCTAACGATGCTGCCTTTATTGACCTACTAAAGACCTTGGCTATATTTCTTACAGGCTCGCTAGGCGGAGTATTGGCTAGTAATGGGCTAAAAGATAAATCAAAATCAGAGTATGAGAAAACTATAGAAAAGAAGCTGTAGTGCGTGTCGGTTATTGACCGATGT